GTCGGCCGAACCTCCGCTACCCCCCTAATCTGCATTAGGGACGTGGTTCGTGAGCACCGCGCTGCGGTGCAAGTAGTACTCTGTGCAGCTGAACAGTATGCTACACAGGTCATCGCTGGGAGTTGCGCTGTTGACAGCAGCGCTGATTCTTTGAGGGCCCTGGTGATCAGTCAGGGTGGGCTAATTCCACACTTATATAGCGCATCCCGAGCGCTCCCTTTCGGAATTTTGTGTTTTGCTTCCTAGCGGCGACCAGTGGGGGGACTAGTCTGGGGTCACACACAATTGTAATTCATGCGGACTACCTGCAAGTCGAATGCGGTTATGGACGCTGGCAAAGTGCCCCCACTCAAGGAAACTTGGGCGGTGACAGTATTGTCGGTCTTGACGATGACTGTATTTAAGATCATCTTAGTGCCAGTGCCACTTGAGGTAACGTTATAACTTGTTCCGGCGTTCAGCCAGTTGTAGCTGGCAGTACACCCGGAGTCTGTTGCGATCGTAGGGTTAACTAAAGTGGCAGAGGAGCCTGCATAAGTTATACAAATCCAATACTTGCCAACACTCCCAATAGGGAAAATAATACCATCGGCGTCAAAGGTTAAACCTATGTTGTCGAAGGCGACGGTGTTGGTAGCAGTGGCACCAAAATAAGCGGACGTCGAAACGCCGGAGCTGGCGTACATGTGGAATGATGGGGTGTTCAATCCAAGCAAGCCGGTGGCTTGGGGCTTAAGAAGTTCAACTTCATATGTGGCCCACAACTCGCCTACATTGGCGGCTGCTTGGGATCCAAATGTTCCAACGACTAAGTTGCATAGATCATACAACTTTTCATCCTGACCTGACGGAACCGTTCCAGAGCGAACATACTGGATGGCAAAAGGGTTCTCTTTGGGGTCGCACTCAATGGGCAGCAACACATTGTTGCTCGGCTTGGTGCTGACAGACCACATTTCGGTCAACATCTGCTCCTTATTGATGAAAGAAGCAGCGTCGGCGCGATACTGGGAGGCCAAGATAACTTGACCAAGGGCAGTATTAGTGCTATTTAAGGCATCTGCACTTGTGGATTTAAACTCAAAGACGAGTCCACGGAATTTATATTCCTGGAAGTTTTGGGCTATGTTACTTAAATATGGAAATGTGGCAGAAAGGCCAGGATTGACGTTATAATTGGTGGTGGTGAAAGCAGTTGTTGAAAACACGTCACCGATGTATTCGCGATGGCGAAATATGACGGACTCACTAGTTGAGTGCATCACAGGTACGGTGTTATTGACCATGTCTTCGTAAACTGTATTCATGGATAACTTATACGCACCTAGGCCGAAAATTTTAGATATACCATTTCCGGCTAGGGCACCAAGGTCTCCGAGAAAGGAGTTCTTGGGTTTGGGTGGCTGAGCTATGGACAGCTCGCGCATTCTTTGAACGACTTGGTTTGATTTCTTAGGTTGTCTCCTAGAGTTGCTACGTTGATTACTGTTATTATTGTTTCTTTTAGGCATCGTTAGTATGGGATACCGCAACGGCAACGGGACTATTCATCTGTCTTCAACCTATTGGGAGCTCCGTGTAGTCTCTCGGCATTCTTGTTAGCTCGGCAAAGCCGGATTTGGGCAATTATAAGGACAGACCCCATAGATTTTAACATGTGTCTTACCACATCCAATTTCTGGTCTTGGCACGCAAATCAAACACCCATGGACAACCCACCGATGGTTCATCGGTCGGGCCTGCTCCACACCATTCTGGGGTGAACTTGGCTAGAAGTCTCTCAATTTCCAGTTGCAAGTCAGGGATTATATCAAATGCTAAGGCGAAGCTGGCGCGTGCGGCTGGTGTTATATCACTCACCCGCCGATGTAAACCACGCGCCATTTGGTGGAAACCGGTGTCCAAGAGGAGGTCGTTTCTAAGAATACGGCCATGACTAGCTCTAATGAAACACTGGTAAAATTCCTGGTTGATTGGTATGCCGCCGCTTAGAGACGCACCGCACTCCCCGACAGCGCCAACCCATTTCTGGTAAATTGATCGC